CGCGGCCGTAGGTCTTGAGGCGATAGTACTGAGAGATGTACGAATTCGTCGATAACCAGTCCATACACTCCTGAAAGAAGTCTAGGACGGCTGTAGCAACAAAGTCGGCGGACGACGTGAGCTTGGGGATGAGACTGAACTTGACGAAATTTTGGGTGCTGAGAGCACTCATGGCTTCTGGGAGGGCAAGCCAGCTGAAGAACATGGTCGTGAGAAAAGGCCAGACGATGGTAATACCTTTGCGGAAGTAATTGAGATCAACTTCCGGCATGCTGAGAGGATCTAGCTTGAAGGTACCATCCATCTCGAAGTGACCAATCTCGTCGGAAAAACGATTGGCCACTGAGGACGTGTCGAGAGGAACGGGTGAGATGAACTTGAGAATGCCAAGGCAAAGTGGAATAGCCATGGGGATGAATCTAAGACAGGCTACCACAAGGGCAGCCACAGACAAACATTTCACAAGGCGGAGGACCATGCGAATGTCGTCGTTCATCTTTGGAAAGTTGAAGATCTTGTTGGACGCAGCCTTTATGACATCAGTGAAAAAGTCAGTCATGCGGAGCCTAAACTCGGGTGAGTCTATAGCTCCATTGGCGGCATTTTGGAGGGCAATGTGAACCTCAGGGTCTGACACAAAAGTCTGAACCCTGGCTTTGACGTAGTCATCCACTTTGGCGGTAACAGTGGAAAACATCTCGTCATTGAAGACGAGAGGAGGATCTTCAGGAACGAGAGCATGCTCCCAAACGATATCGAGGGGCGGTTGCATAGTGCGAATGCGGACACCGCGACTTTGACTTTGGTACTTGAGAATACGCATGGTTCTGCGGTCTTCTCCGATAGCCTTCTTCTTCAGGCGATCGAAGTTTTCCTCGAGTTTGGACAGTTTGAGCTTGAGCGGATGAGGTTTGCGGACGGGTTTGATTTTCCAATCACGAAGGTGATCGAGATTGGATTGGTCTTGGAAGAGGATTGCTTGCGGGACACCGAGCTGATCGGTGCCACTATCGCGCCGGCGTCGGCGGACGAAAGCAGGTCCAATTTTGAGGAGGTCGATGAAGAAACGAAAAAGGACTTGGGGATGGTGAACGTAGACATGTTGAGGGCCTTCTGGGAATGGGGTTTCATCCAGAAAGGCTTCATCGGTACAGAAGCCAAGGCGGTGATAGGCTCTACCAAGTTGGGTGCATGGAGTGGGTATGAGACCCACAGATCCATACTCCTTACTGGCAGAAGGGGTGACGGGAAAACATTGCATGAGTGGATTGGTTAGGACATTGTCGAAGATGGTACAGGATGCGCGATGGACAGAGCGACATCCGTCTTCCATGAGTGTGATGAGGTGCTGAGCGTAGGCTGGATTCTTGCCTACAGAGCTGCAGACTGAGTGGCCACAAATGCGGCTAGTGTCAAGAAGGGTGGCTTCGTAGACACCGTGGAGACATTTGGTTTGATGGATCTTTTCACAGTCGACAACAAGGGCAGGTCGACCATGGAAAGTGTTGTGGGACTCGGGCTTGAAGTCACCGAGAAGATGGTCTTGTGAAGCCATCTCATCGTGGAAGGCGAGGTGTGAAAATTCGTCTTCCACGGGAATGGTGCCTGCACGGGCATGTGACTCGGCGATTGCAATTGAGTCGGAGAAATTCTCTTCAGAGGGCT